AAGGCGTGGGTACAGCCGCTGTACGACCACCAATGACATCCGCTTTTAGTACATCCAGATTAGGTGCCGCAGCCGGGGAGGGTGCTCCAAATGACGGAGTACCTGTCGTGGTTTGATTTACCGTTCTACCCAGAGCATCCGTCTGTGTCGTGGTGAACGTGCCGTCAAACTCCAACTTGCCCGTTGCCGGGTTGATCTTGTAATTCGGAACACTCGACGCACCTCGGGCGGCTGTTGCAGGCGTACCCGCTGTAGGCGCTCCTTTGGCAGCAGCGGCTTCATCCAAGGACTCTGCGGCAGCCCCCGGTGTTGTACCCAAGGTCGGTTTGGCACCGCCCGTCAACTTATTCCACTGATCCGTGAGCTTTTGTGCTTGACCCGAGATGGTTGTTGGACCCGTGTAGGAGCCTGCTTGGAAAGCCTGCGCACCACCCGTCACACCAGAGATTGCCCCTGCCGACAAGCCGCCAATCGCGCCTGCTTTCAACGCATCTGTGACGCTACCGCCTGCCAACAATGTCGAACCCGCGCCACCCACAAAACCACTCATAGCGGCAACACCGGCAGCGGAAGTCACACCGAGCATACTCGCTGCCGCTGGGCCTAAGAAAAAGCCCAAGGCCACTGAGGTGACAATGCGTCCTACACTGCTCTTGGCAAAGCTTTTGATTGCGCCCGCTACACGCTTAACCGTACTAGTAACCGCCTTGCCAACGGCTTTAAAGACACCGCCCACGGCCTTTGCTAACTTCTTAAAAAAGAACTCAGGCAGGCCAGTGGCAGGGTTAATCGTTCCCGAACCGCCACGACGACGCAACATCCGGGCCTCACCCGGTGTAATGTGCGCAAGCATCGTATCGCCATTACGACCAAGGCTCGCAATGCCCTGTGCAATCGGATTTCTTACCAAGCCGCCCGCAGCAAACCCCTGAACCATGGGCCCTGAAAGCTGGTCCAAGGCCATGTTCAACGCGGCCAAATACATCGGATCAAACTGCTCCGGCAAGAGCTCTTCTGGAACGCCCTCGGCAATCAGGTCACGACGGTTTTCTTCGTACTTAGCAGGCTCGTCCAGCAGTGTCTCAACCATCTGCTGCATCATGTCGATGAGCTCAGGAGGCAACTGCATGCCGCGCAACATCATGCGCAGCTGGGACACTACCTGCGGATCGGCCTGCTCTGCCGCATCCAGCATCTGGGAACTAAACTCTTGTGGGGAGACAGACTCGCGAAGTCGATTTAATGTGGCATCGTCTTCGGGGGTGAGAAAAGTCCGTGGGGCATTGTCCATGCCGCCCATTTCCGGGGGCAACGACATGATGCCCTGCATCGCTTCAGCCATGATAATCCTTTCCAAAGTGGCAATAGACCCTCGTGCGGGGTCGCGCGCCGGGAAAGGACGCGGAATTGTCGGTAATTATGTGGTAATTCATCAGTTTCTGTCCACTTCAAGATAGCTTAAATAGAAGTGACAGCTACCCAAACTAGATTCCACGCGTATCTTGTCCCCTGCCGTCAACACGCAGGGAACCCCATTAAAAACGTCAAACGTCGTATTAGTCGGCAGAACGTAGCTTTTTAGTAAAAAGTTTTCTGTCGCACTCCCCGCGTCGTACTGAGATACCGTAATCGTGGTCCGTGAGGCGTTGGCATTTGTTATTCGCAAAGAACGCAAAACGCCGGTATTCGCGTCTGGCACAACGTATAAATCAGTCTCTGTGGCGGCAGACGGTATGAGATTCTTTCGTAGGTATTTATTTGCCATGTTTACACCAATGAGGAAACGTATTGCATTGTCACAATGGCAGAAGGCGTTGCAGGACGCGTAGGGCTAACGGCTGTGGGTAGCTGTTGAATTGAAATATCGGAGTCGTCGGTGTGCCACATGATTTCCATAAAATCTCCGGGATCCAAATCAATGTAATAGTTCAATGCCGCAATCAAGTGGCCGTCTACGCCGCCATGACTGTTTGGCACAGAGAAACGACTATTACTGTTGGCTACGTCCGTGCCGTTTTTTCTAAACCAGACATCCACGTCATATATTTGTACAGCCACGTTTACAAACTGCAGACTGAACTGAAGGTTGTAAATTCCTGCGTAATCCACCGTGATCTTCGAAGGCAAGTCCCCCGTAATCGTGGTGCTCGCTACCTCTTGCGAAGTGTTTACGGTGTATGTTCCCGTGCCACCTGTCCCTGTGCCAAAAGCGGTGATTCGAGTTCCCGCAGTAATCCCCGTCCCCGTTACCTCCATTCCGAGATAAATCGTTCCAGAGGTCACTGCAGTAACCGTTAAAACCGTTCCCGCACCGGGCGGAGTGCCGTCGTCAATGGTCCCGGTAAATACAGCCGTCCTTGACGCAACGTAGATGCCGTTTGAGTAGTCCGTTGTGTTCAAACGAACTGCATACGCAGAGGTTGTGGACCCGTCTACTTGATCGGAGCTGTCTTGAAAAGCGCCGTAAGGCAATAAAATGCCTTGAACACCTGATTGCCCCGCCCTACCCGGACTGCCGTTAAACCACGACTGAGAACCCCCAACGTCTTGATCGACAACCGAGGTGTAAGCACTGTTAAGCTGCAAGATCACCTGCTCTAACGAGCGCACAAGCTGGTTAAACTGCTCCGGGCTGTAAGCCTGCGTCGCCGCGTTAGGCAGACGGACGTTAGTAATCTTACTCATCTTAGGCCATCAGGCTGCACGTCCACACGCAACGTACCAAAGCGCCAGTTGTTGTCTACCTCATCGCCTTCAATCTGCAAACTAATCTGCCGCCCACGCGCACGGGTGTCTACCTTTTCCGTACCCGGTGCAATGACATACGGATCAAGTGAACTCGGATTCGCTGTAGCCTGTGGGTAAGCGCGCAACAACAACCGCACCGTCAAATCGCCCACTTGGTTTTTAAAGTCAGGGATGAACCGGCGCATGTAAAGCATATTGTCGCCATCGCCGATGTCAAAGTAACCCGACTTGATGTACGACGGGATCGCCGAGCCATCGGCGTTGACGCCGTCTTCTTGGTTGAACACACGTGAGCGACCCGCCGTTAATCCGTAAATCGTGGAGATAGTCGCTACAGTGCTGTTCACTAAGTACTCCGTTGCAAGCGGCTTAGTGTACGTACCAATGTCCGTCCATGCAGTACGCGATAGGGTGCCAATCGACCACACGTTTTCGAGGTAATTGAAGGTAACAAAGCGGTTGATAAAGCTTTCGCCTGCGGAGCAATACCACCACGTTACCTCGTTAAACTGTGAGTTCACACCCACATGAAACTTACCCTTCTGCACAAGATTGATGTCTTTAAAGACATAATCCTGCACAGTGCAAGGCATCTTCTTGACCGTACCGTCAAAGACATAGAAGGCTTCCGTGCCCATCCAAAAGGCCACGCCATTCACATCCGCTGCGGCATGCGGTCCAAGACAGCCACAGTTCGCCCCCAGCTGTTGAAAGCCAAACGTATAGGGAGGCCCGACATACTGCATGCCGTGCAACGACGTGTCTGTGAAGATCAGTATCTGACCGCGTGAACGAATCGCACTAATGATCTGGCTGCCGTCTGTCAAGCGCTGACCCCCTGCGGTGTTAATCGCGCTCTCTGCAAAACTATTGATGTCTTCCTGATTGGAAAACCGCACGAACATCGGGTCCTGTGTGGTAGGACTTCCAATCACGCTCTCCGTGCCAAAGCACACCAAATGTCTGTCCGGCGTAGACACCAAGGCATAGCTACTCTTAGTAGGCGCTCCAGAGACCGCCGTCACACGGTTGGTGTATGCAGAAGTGTCAAAGAGGTAAAGACCGCCGTTGGCAATCTGACAGATAACGTCTTCACCAAAGTTATCGAACTGCCAGATACGGGCATTCAAGGATACGCCCACCGCGCTTGGGCGAGGTGTGCCCCACGTAGACAAGCTCCACGTGCCAATGCCCCAGCCAAAGTCCACGTAGCCCACATCCGTGCCGATGTTGATCTGGTAGGCACCTACTACTGCCGCGCCGCCATCGCCACTATCCGACGCATTGGCCGTCACACCTACTTGGATGGTGTACGAGTTAGGGTTGATAACTTCTTGTATCTCAAACTCAGCGTTCAAGTAGACAGCCGTCACCGCCCCGCCCAAACTGACCGCGCCGCTAAAGGTCACAAAGTCCCCGGTAATCGCGCCATGTGCCGAATCTGTGACGGTGACGAGGTTGCTGCCGTTGGTCGCAGTAAACGTGACATCGCCAGCTGCCGTTGTCACACGTAACGGCGTGACATCCGTCCACGTGCCACCATAAAAGGCATAGAGCTTGCGATCTGTGCCTACTAAGACATGCGGCGCACCCCCCAAATCATTCCACGTATGCACGTCCGTTGCCATGCCTACGAGGTAGGTTGGCAGATCGGAAAAAGTCGTCCAGCCACCTATCTTTTCGGGCAATCCATAACGAAAGCGGATGTAATCACCATCGATCCATCCGCCTTCTGCGCCGTATTCGGTATTCTGCTTATCGATACCCGGCTTTAACGCTAATCTGAAGTAAGCCATCTTTCACCTTACTGCTTCGTATTGGCGGTAGCACTGTTTGAGGGCGCTACGGAGTTCGTCTGCTTCTCTGGCGAGCCTAACAAGAAACTCCCCATCCTCTCTGTAAAGCTCTTTTCCGGTACATCCACGCGATCCAGCACCGGGGGAACCGGACAGGGCACTGCCTTCGGAGGGGCGCTCCTGCCTGTCGCGCAAGCTGTTAGTAAGAGCGGTAGCACGAGCATTAATGTCCCTGATCTGCGCATCTTTTTCCCTCCGCAGCTT